CTATAGTATAATAAGCCATAAATCGCATAAATTAAGATACGTTAGGGGCCCCTATATGGAAGTTACATCACACGATGAGAGACGCTTAAAACTCGAACTACGTTTAGCGCAATTAGAGAAGAATGAAACTTGTCAAAAACAGTTTTTATCATTTGTCAAAACCATCTGGCCGAGCTTCATACAGGGCAGGCATCATGAGATCATAGCCGAGAAGTTAGAAAGGGTGGCGAGTGGAGAACTGAAACGTCTAATCATCAACATGGCACCTCGTCATACTAAATCAGAGTTCGCATCCTTTTTGTTCCCGGCGTGGATGATGGGCAAAAATCCAAACATGAAGATCATTCAGGCGACACACACGACAGAACTAGCAGTAAATTTTGGTCGTAAGGTCAAAAACCTTTTGGACACGGAAGAGTTCCGTGAAGTTTTCCCCGATGTAAAGTTAGCAGCAGACAGTAAAGCGTCAGGAAGATGGGACACGAACAGGGGCGGCATGTATTATGCTGTTGGTGTTGGATCAAACTTAGCTGGTCGAGGTGGTGATCTTGTTATAATCGACGATCCGCACTCAGAACAGACCGCGATGAGTAACAATGGTTTTGAAGATGCGTGGGACTGGTACACTGGGGGCCCCCGACAAAGGCTCCAGCCGGGCGGCAGTATCGTTTTGGTGCAGACTAGGTGGTCCGAAAAGGATTTAACAGGGCAGTTGATGCGTTCTATGGCTAAAGATAAGCTTGCAGACCAGTGGGAGATAGTAGAACTTCCTGCTATTTTTGATAGTGGACAGCCGTGTTGGCCAGAATATTGGAGCTTGGACGATTTAACGGCGGTAAAAGCGTCGATACCACCTAGTAAATGGAACGCGCAGTACCAACAACGGCCCACGGGTGAAGAAAACGCGATAATTAAGCGTGAGTGGTGGCAAAAATGGGAAAAAACAGCAGTTCCTAACCTACAATACGTCATTCAGAGCTACGATACGGCGTTCTCGAAACGAGAAACGGCGGATTACAGTGCGATAACGACATGGGGCGTGTTTTATCCAGAAGAAGACGGCGGAGCCCCGGCTTTGATACTTCTGGATAGTAAAAAAGGACGCTGGGACTTCCCAGAGCTAAAGGAGTTGGCGCTGGATCAGTATAATTATTGGGACCCAGAGACAGTTATCATAGAGGCGAAGGCTTCTGGTATGCCTTTGACCCACGAATTACGAAACATGGGCATACCGGTGGTCAACTTCACACCGAGTAAAGGTAATGATAAGGTATCAAGAGTGCATGCCGTGTCTCCTTTGTTTGAAGCGGGCATGGTTTGGGCTCCCGATGAGGCTTTCGCTGATGAAATGATAGAAGAGGTTGCAGCTTTTCCAAATGGAGAGTATGATGACCTTGTTGATAGCATGACACAGGCTCTCATGCGGTACCGTCAGGGTAATTTTGTACAGCTGCCGAGCGACGATTGGGACGAGAGCGATGGGTCAGCACAGGTAAGGGCTTATTATTGAGGTGTAAATGGCTGATCCTCAGCAAAATTACAGAAACGTACTATCAAAATTAGAGGCTCAAGACAAAGAGGGCACTAATCTTCAGGACGTATATGACTTTTTGTCATTGATGCCCGGCACTGGTGATGTGATTGGAGCTTATGAAGCACCGAGTATAATATCAGCCGGTATTGAAAAGATGGGTGAAGAGGGTCTTTCAGAAAAAGCAAAGGGTGTCGGTATAGCTGCTCTTGGCACCATGGGGATGATACCTCTAGCAGGTAAGCCTGCTCGTGCAGCAGCTAAAGTATTTAGCAAGATAGACACTCCTGTATTTCACTATACTACTAAACCCGGTTTCACTAAATTTGATAAATCCCAACTTGCTTTCTATGATTTTGGTCCTCATGTGGGGTCTACTCCAAAAGCAGCAGAAGATAGGTTTATCAGTCAAGTAGGTGGGGTGCGCTCACAAGACGGTGAAATAGTTTTAAAAGACTCTCCGTTTGTGGAGAGTGATAAACAAGTTTTTGGTGGTTCCGTGCCATTACAAGCTGATTTAAGTAAACCTTTTTTAAATCCTAAAACTAATAAACCTTTTACTGAAGAGGAGCTAATTGATTTCAAAGCCGAGGAAATAGACAAGATCTTTAAAGCTAAAGGTTACAAAGACACATTTACACGGGATGATTTATTATTACAGACCTTAGAAATGAGCCCAGATGACGTAAGAAAAGATTTTTTTCCTGAAATAAATGATACTGACGATATAAGAGAATTAATAAATAAAATATCACAAAATTTAGCTGAAGAGGGTTTTACTCATGTGCCCTACGTTAATAAATTTGAAGATGTAGGGGCGCTATCGTTTGAAATGCTTGTAGACAGACCCAAAGGCAGCACTAAGGTTTTGCAAAGCCCGTTTGCCAAGAAGGATCCGGCAGCTGCTGATGATCCAGACATTATGAAAGAAGAAGGCGGCGTCGTTAGCATGAAAGACAGAGCGGTAAACATAAACCGCGGCCCACGGGGCATAGAGCCTTTTGTACAATATTTTGAGAATGGCGGCATAGTGCAGTCAGTAAAAGATTACATAGGTAGTTTTTTTAGAGATGAGCCTACAGTAGAGAGAAATATATTTGAAGAGCAACGAGCCGTTGCTGAGAGAGCCAAACAAGACGAGATCGTTCAAGAGGGTATTGATAGGTTTCAAGCAGGACTGATGATGGATAGATCTTTTCAAGGTCCCGGTTACGTTGACAGGAAGATGAAGCGTAAAGGTGAGTACCAATATGGAAATCCTTTTGATCCTACCGTAAAAGATGTCATCGATGAATATTATGTTTTACCTGACGATGTTTATGTAAGAAAGCCAAAAGGTGCGGCCACTTATAGATCAGGCGTGGAGTTTGGAGACATGGAATTAGGTATGGATCTTTTAAATAAAATGAAATTTAATCCTGTTTTACAGGCGGGTTTGATGGATAATAGAAGTTTATCAGATTATGTTAAATACATGAAGAGCGGTGACCCTAGAGCTAGAGATGTTATGGGTCCCGGTGTTATGGGTTCGTATAATCCTAATAGTAATTTAATATTTTTAAACGCTTTACCACGAGGTGAAAACATATTGCCCGACCAAAGTGAAGCTACGTTAGTCCATGAATTAATGCACAAAGGCGCAGAATTATTAAAAAAAGATAGAGACATTGATTTATCTTTTTTTAAAAATCAGCTTGAGGCAAAAGCACCAGTGATAGCTAATGAATCAGAAGAAATAAAAGCAGAACACAGATATTTACAATCTTTAGTTAACACAGCTTACATGGAAGATCTTTTGGAAAAAAGTTCAAGATTTGGTAACAAGATATTAGGTGATTTAAATAAACAATTAAAGAAAGCTACAACCAAAGACGAAATTGATAAAATATTTTTTCAAATAGGTGAAAGAAAAAAAGACATAAAAGATTTACAAAAAAGAGAACTATTGAGTGAGACTAACAGGGTATTTAACAACTATTTCACAGATGATCGTAAAAAATATTTTCGGGACGTTTTGAAAAGTATATTTGATATTGATATGGTAGGTTATTCAGGAGGAGCTTATATTACTTACGATCATAAATTTTTAAGAAAGATGAGGTTAAATGATGCAATAGGTATCTATAATTTTGCTAACACAATGATGGCAGAGGAAGCAGGTACAAAAAGATTTAAAAAAGAAATAGAGGGGGCTATGGTTAGTCCGTATATTTTGACATATCCGATTTACTTTCCAGAACAGATTGATAGTTACAGAACCGATCAAGTTGACGAGTATGTTAAATTTGAAAAAGACTTTAGAAACAGAATGAAAAAAAAGTATGGTGAAAACTTTGGCACAAGAAAAGCCGAAGGCGGCGTAATAGGCTTAAAGGATAAAGCTGTTAATATGTACAGAAATAGGATATGATTTTCAAAAGGAGATCTAAATGGCAAGAGAACCAATAGCAAGCATAATGGATAAAATGCCTTCACAGCTTGACGAAGCTGAGTTACGGGCAGAAATAGACATAGAGCTGCCTGATACTTTGGGCGATGAACTAACTTCTCCAGAAGTAGATATTACTCTTGAAGATGATGGCGGCGTAGTTGTGGACTTTGATCCAAATATAGGTGAACCAGAGGGTGAGTTTGGTGAGAACTTAGCAGAACAGCTTTCAGACACAGAGCTTGGTAGGATCTCTGGTGAATTAACAGGTGAGTTTGAAGAAAACAAATCAAGTAGACAGGAGTGGGAAGATGCTTTCGCTAACGGTTTGGAGTTGTTGGGATTTAATTACGAAGAGCGAGCACAGCCCTTCAGAGGAGCAAGCGGTGTTACGCACCCTTTACTCGCTGAATCAGCCACGCAGTTTCAAGCACAAGCCTTCAACGAGCTGCTGCCACCGGGTGGTCCGGTCAGGACACAGGTCTTAGGCTCTAGCACACCTGAAAAAGAAGATCAGGCGCAGCGTGTAAAAGAGTTTATGAACTTCTACATTTCTTCTGTTATGGAGGAATACACACCAGAATTTGACCAGATGTTATTTTATTTGCCGCTTGCAGGGTCAACATTCAAAAAAGTTTACTATGATGAGAACTTAGGGCGAGCTGTAAGTAAGTTTGTACCAGCAGAGAACTTGATAGTGCCGTACAGCACATCTGATTTAGAAACATGCCCTAACATAACTCATGTAGTTAAAATGAGCTTGAATGATTTGCGTAAAAGACAATTATCGGGCTTTTACAGGGACATACCAGTGATACCAGCGCAGAGTGATAATAATTCTGTGCAGGAAGAGCTGGAGCGTATTGATGGTATGTATCCATCAAATATAGATTATGACTGTACTTTACTGGAGTGCCATGTAGATCTTGATCTAGAAGGTTTTGAAGAGACAGACGAGGACGGTGAGCCGACAGGGATTAAGGTACCGTATATTGTCACAATATCACAGGATAATGGCCAAATACTGTCGATTCGCAGGAACTATGACGAGGCTGACCAAGATAAGAAAAAAATACAGTATTTTGTTCATTATAAGTTCTTACCGGGTTTTGGTTTCTACGGATTAGGATTAATACATACTATCGGTGGTTTATCAAGAACCGCGACTGCTGCACTAAGACAACTGATTGATGCAGGTACGCTATCTAATCTGCCAGCTGGTTTCAAGGCCCGCGGACTACGGATCAGGGATG